GGCGTGGCCGTGACAATTAAGGCCATTGAGGAGGGCAAGACCTACGACACCCTCACTCTGTCCGCCACCCTCGGAGCTATCGCAAAGGACGGATTCCTCGTCGAAGCCAAGGTCGCCGCTGACGGCACGAAAGCCAAGGGCGAGCTCAAATACGAGCCTTTCGCAGTTAACGGTACAGGCAAGCCCGTAATACAGGGCACAAACCTTGATACGGACGCTTGGCTTATCGCCGTCACAAAGGGCAACCCGCTGCCCGGCTTCGTCGCTGACAAGCTCAAAGGTATTATTAACTATTAATTTGGAGTATCATTATGGGAACAATCACACGTACACTCATCGTCGGATTGACCGACAAAATGGTACAGGCGCGTCTCAACAGCGTTGACGCGAAGCCGTTCCTCTTTGGCACATACTTCCCTGTAACCAAGGTCAACGGTTTCACATGGCGCACATTGACAGATCAGCTCGCACACAGAAACGTGGCCGCTGATATCCACACGGACAACGGAACCGTGCTTCGCAAGCGTCGTCCTATCTTCGAGAGTGCTATCGGCGACATGCCGTATATCAGTATTTCCCGAGATTTGAAGCGTTCAGAGATCAAAGAGTATCAGACAGCCCTTGCCTTCGCCACGGATCAGAGCGCAGCCGCCCTTGTTCAGTACTGGGGCAACGATGTCGACTTCTGTTTCACAGGCGTACAGGCCGAGCTCGAGTATATCGCTTGGAAGCTGTTTTCAAACGCGGGTAAACTCGCGTTCACGACAACGACAAACGCCACGTTTGCCAACGAGTTTGACCTTGATTATGACGTTTACGACGAGGAGAAGCTGACAGCCGATTCCGATTGGACGAAGCCGTCCTCCGCTGATATCCTCGGCGACCTCCGCACGCTTATTTTCAAGGCAAAGGCCTTGGGAATGAACCCGAAGTTTGCTTTTGTCAACCTCAATCAGCTGTATCGTATCTGCTCCTCCGAGCAGATTATCAAGGCTTGTGCCTCTTACATCTCAAACGCTGTCGGAATGTCACAGACACCCGACCTCGCGGCTGTTAATGCCATGCTCTTGAAACAGGCTTGGCTCAACAAACTGCAACTCCGTGTCATTGACACCGAGGTTACTCGCGAGTTCCAGGACGGCACGTCATGGTACGGTAATCCGTTCGATGATAACCGCATTATCCTCACGGAGACCGAGCGTCTCGGTTCTACACAGTACGACCTCTTACAGGAGCAGAACGACAACATTATCCGTGTCGTGCGTTCGCACACTGTTGTGAAGAAGTACTCCGAGGTGGAGCCGCTGAAGGAGGTTACAATCGGCGAGGCCGACGCTGTGCCTGTCTTCGACACCGCATATCGCTCTCTGTATGTCAAGACTGACAAGACAGATTGGGAGTAACTAAAGGATAAATAACAGGTTTAATCACAAAACACTGAAAAAAGATGGCACAGACAGTTCTCGAATCACTGAAAGGTATTAACGCCTATCCTATCCCTCTCCGCACGATAACGGAGACGGCCACACGTGAGGGCTTGACCTTGTCAGACGAAACGACACAACAGATACTCACCTCCAAGGCTTATAACCTGTGTGTGGCCGAGCTTCTGTTGTGGCTTTCGTATGCGCCGGACGTGTCACAGGGCGGCCAATCCTATTCGTTCAAGGACGAACAGCGAGAGCTGCTGAGGAACAGGGCACAAAAGCTTCTGTCCCAATATGGCGACGAGGACGCAGCGGGGGCTGTCGGTGTCATCTACGGTTATAAGGGTTCACGATTATGATTATCGAAAACGGACTTTTACAGTTCAAACGGAAAAAGACTGGCTCGGCTGCTGTTGATCCCGAAACAGGCTACCCGGCACGTAGGACAGGTGATACATGGGGCGACTTTATCCCCTGTCAGATTGTACCGAATAAGTATGACAATCTCGGGCGTGTCAACGGTCAGCACTTCACAACAGCTTCGTATCAGATTTATATTGATCGATACCTGTTGGAAGATTCCGAGCAAATTCGAATTATCACTGATGAGGGGAGTGATCTTTTGGAGTTCAGCATTATTTCCGTTGAAGTGTTACAGGCCGTTGATGAGGTTCTCATACTCGTTTAAGGCGCAGAAAAGGCCACAGACACTTTGAAATCTTTTTTGCCTAAAACTATCCGCATAAAGAAAGAAAAGCCCGTGTGGCGCGATTCACGCTCAAATAACTATCATCCAAAACAACGATAAAACATGCCTATCAGACAGACAACAGCAGAGAGCGTCGTAAAGGCCTATCTTGACGAGCAGTTGGCACGCCGCCGGGCTGCGTTGCTGTATAATCTCTCTTATGTGGGAGAGCAGCTCCGCAACGAGGCCGTCGTTAACGGTTCGTACAAAGACCACACACGCCATCTGCGCGGTTCTGTGGGCTATGTTATTGCCATAGACGGAAACTTATATAAAGCGGGAAATTTCGGCGCGACAAACAGCCCCACAGAAGCTAAAACCGAGGGGCGTGAGTTCGCTGAAAGCCTCGTTTCAAAGTTCCCCAAGGGCATTGTCCTTATCGTTGTTGCGGGTAAGACCTATGCAGCCTACGTGGCTGCAAAGGGTTATAATGTTATCGACAGCGCAGAGACGCTCGCCCGGACACTCGTACCGCAGATGTTACATGATTTAGGACTTAAATAACACAGGTTATGGCAAAGACAGGTGGCGAAGTACAACAGGACATCTTCCGGCTGTTAAAAGACAGCACACTGGCCAAACAGCTATCGGGTGGTGTCTACAACGACCCCGAAATGCGACCGAGGGACAGCTATAAAGAGGACGCCCTTGTTATCTTTACCGAGGGACAGGCCACACAGGTCGAAAGCGGCACAGTGACGGTTGACATTTATGTCCCCGACATTGATCCTTTCGAGAATGGAGTTTTTATCAAGGATAAACAGCGCACGGACGAGATAGAGAAGCTCGCACAGGAGTGGTTTGATTCACTGACAGCCGACCGAACAGGTTATAAGTTCCGCCTCACACAGGCCATTTATACAGAAGCCGAGCCGACAATAAAACAGCATTTCGTCGTCGTAAAACTCGGTTACGACTACTTTGGTGGCTAAAAGTGATGGCGGCCTGTTATTAACGGAAACAGAGTATTAACATTTTAATTTTGATGAGTTATGGCAATTCTATCATGGGGTAAGCCAAAGATTGAAACCGCTGTTTGCAAAGATGGCATGGCGGGAACAGATTGGACACCTATAGACACCCCGCAACAGGACACCACGAACCTCAATCCTACCTTGGGCGACACCACAGATGCACAGGAGGAGGGAGGCGATATCGTTGACAGCCGCACAGCCAAGACGACCTATGAGTTTGAGTTCACCCTGTTTGTCAAGAAGGGCGGCAAGCGACCCTTTGAGGACGACGACGGTGTTGTCAGCGGCGAGCACGCTTTCCGTCTCACGCCGGAGGACGAGGCCTGTGAGGGAATCCTTATCGACCGAGCCACTGTCCGCCTTGAGGAGCAGTTCAATACTGCCAACGGCAAGCTTCTGCACTACATTGCACGTTGCTTGAAGCCAACGACAGGTAAGACTATCAAGCCTTACGTCAAGACAGCGACGGTACAAGGCTAACAGCCCGCTAACATTTGATTTTTGTGCTTCATAATAAAAAGTGAAATGATTTGCGTTCAATTCTGAATCAAAGAGTTCTTTTCAAGGGACAGTGGCGGACATACAGAGCCGTCGCTGACCCTTTTTACTTTCTTATCGGGGTGAAGTGGGGGACAGTTGACAGCGTCCCGGCCTGTGGGTGGTTCGATCCCGCCGACCCCGGCTCTAATAATTAAAGTCACAACAGTTTATGGAAGACAACAAACAGAACACTCAACAGGGGCGGACACTCGAAGAAAAGGCCGCTGACACTATCTTACAGAAGACAAAGGAAGTGAAGATTGGCACAAGAACATATAAGGTTGCTCCTCCCTCCACGGCAACGCTTATCATGGTTTCCGAGGCTGTATCAAAACTCCCCTTGCATAAGTTCGACAACAATCCCGAAAAGATGTTGGAACAGGTATTGGCATACGGACGTGACTGCCGGGCTGTTGGGGAGATAGCAGCTATCCTCGTCCTCGGGGCGCGTGGCTGTTATCCTTACAGGATCGGCCGCCGCTGTGTCACTAAAAGTTGCCTGTGGGGCTTGATAAAGTACAAAAAGTACCTGGAGCCTCTGCAGCCGATTGTTGATCCCAAGGCAGAGCTGACACAGGATATCCTCGAACTTATGTCACCCGCACAGATAACAGAGCTTATCATGTCTATCCTCGGCGACATGCAAGTGGCCGATTTTTTCGGGCTTACCACTTTCCTCTCCGAGATAAATCTGCTGCGGAAGACGAAAGTGGATTAAATGACAGCATTTGGGGGATTGTGGCGGGCTTCGTCAAGGGCTTCGGAGTATCATTCGATTACGCCCTGTATGACCTGTCATACGTTAACATGATAACGTATACGGCCACCCTCCCGACCTATGAGAGCAGCAAGGATAAAGGGCGCGGCGGGCGGCCGGAAAAACAGGAAAGGATAAAGGCTGACGACCCGGCAAATCGTGACCGCGTACATGCGTTCCTTGCGGGCTTAAAAGAGTAATAATTACAATTTATAAAATATATCATCTTTACGGTTATGGAAGATAGCAACGGAAGAATATCATACAGCATTGGAATCAACACAGACGACATGCAGCGCGACGCGCAACGTGCCCAAAAGGTTCTTCGTGGAATAGGTACACAGGCTGTTAACGAGGGTAACCGTATAGATGAATCCTTTCGGAAGATCGGTGCGGCTATCGGTACATATTTCGCTGTTGACAAACTGAAAGACTTCACGCTTCAGATTGCCAAGGTACGAGGCGAGTTCCAACAACTCGAAATGGCTTTCACGACAATGTTAGGCTCGGGCGACAAGGCCAACGACTTAATGCAGCAGCTTATCAAAACAGCCGCCACGACACCTTTCGGAATGACCGATGTTGCCAACGGTGCCAAACAGCTCCTTGCCTATGGTGTCGCCGCTGATGAGGTTAATGACACCCTCGTCCGCCTTGGCGATATTGCTGCCGGGTTGTCTATTCCTTTGAATGACCTCGCTTACCTGTATGGCACGACCATGGTACAGGGGCGTTTGTATACACAGGACTTGAATCAGTTCCTCGGTCGTGGTATACCGTTGACAGACGAGCTTGCCAAGCAGTTTGGCGTGGCGAAGTCACAGGTTAAAGGGCTCGTCGAGGAGGGCAAGGTCGGTTTCCCCGAGGTTAAAAAGGCCATTGAGGATATGACTAACGAGGGCGGAAAGTTCGGAGGCCTTATGGCGGCACAGTCCAAAACAATCACAGGACAGATGTCGAACATCGAGGATAGCATTGAGCAGATGATGAACGAGATAGGCCGCTCACAGGAGGGTCTCATTTCCGACACCCTCGGCGGCGTATCAAAGGTCATTGACAACTGGCGGACGATAGGAAAGGTGATATTAACTGTTGTGGCCGCATACGGGGCGTATAAAGCCGCTGTTATCGCTGTATGGGCTGCACAAAAGCTCTCTACAATTTGGGGCGCTGTCACGGCCTTTATCAGCCTCGCAAGTGAGGTGCGGACAGCCAAGGACGCAATGCTCCTTTTCAACATGGCCACGAAAGCAAACCCGCTCGGTCTTATCCTCGGTCTGTTAGCTTCCGCCGCCGCCGCTTTTGAGCTGTTCGGAAAGGATACCTCGGAGGCAGCGCAGATGTCCGAGAAATTCGGTGAAAAAGCCGCCACGTCGATTCGTAGGGTCAATACCCTTGCAACTACCCTTGAGGGGCTTGAAAGCGGCACAGCGACCTATAAAAAGGCTATGGAGGAGTTAAATGGTATCCTCGAAAGCTACGGTGCAACACAGATACAGGAGGGCGATAACATTGACACCATCAACCGCAAGCGCGAACAGGCCATTGAGCTTATCAAAAACGAGGGTATTGAGCGGCAACGTCTCAACGCCCTTGAATCGGGTAATGACACCTATAATCAGAGGCTGAAAGACGCACAGGACACCCTCCAACAGCGGCTGAAAACGTCCGTGACAAATGCCACGGGCGATACTATATTAAACAACCTGTTCGGCAAGAACACAGAGGTGCGTGAAAACGCCGAAGCTATTTCTGCCATTATCGGGGAGATCGTCGAGAAGAATATCAACCTCATTGCCGGGAAAACAGGCAAGGAGTATAAAAAAGGCCTTGATGATATTTATAAGCAGATACAGGACAGGATGGTGCGTGTCGGTATCAGTAAGGACACGGTTTCAAAGACGTGGTTCACAAACGGCCTGTTAAAAGAGGACAATATCGTACAGGAATACATTAACAGCGTAAAGGACGCTGCCGAAGCTCAAGATAACTATGCAAAGAAAATAAACGCTTCGGCCGATGCAGAAGCCGAAGCAGTACATCAGACGACGACATTCGCCGAAAGGGTCAACGCGACACAGCGTTCCCTCGACAATGCCGCCGACGGTGTTCACGGCCTGTATAAGAATATCCGCAAGCTCATGGAGGAGTATGCCAACAATGACATCAACTTCCATATTAATTTCGACGGGCAGATTCCCAAGTGGATGACATCGTTCAATATCCCGAAGCTTAAACAGCTTGCCGAGCGGTTCACTGCTATTGGCATGAACATGAAAAAGGGGCAGAAAACCAGTGTCAACGGCCGCATAATGACACGTGAACAGGTTCTGCAGCGTGGATATGATTACAGTCGTGCGGCTGATCAGCGGCAGACGGAGGAGGACGAGGCTGCCCGCAAACGTGAACAGGCACAGGCAGATGCCAAGAAGCATAAAAGTGATGCACAGTCGGCCGCAAAGAAAGCAGCTGATGAAGCTAAAAGACGTGCCGAGGAACAGGCTCGATATCGGCAGCAGTTGGCCGAGGAACAGGCCTCCGAGGCGGAACAGGCTAAAAGACAGGCTGTGGCCGCTCAACAGGCCGTCGCACAGGCTCGCCTCGACGCAATGCGTGACGGGGCGGCTAAACAGTTAGAACAGCTCCGAAAACAGTATGATGACGAGCGACAGGCCGCTGATGATAAGGAGGCCGAGTTCCGCAAGGATAACTACGAGAACGCCAAGCGTCGTTACGAGATGAACCCGGCCAACAAAAAGACCGCATTCAGCGACAGCCACAAGGTATCTGACAAGGATTTCAATCTGACAAAGAATCAACAGGCGGAGGTCGACGCTATGCGTTCCTCGGCCTTGTCGAAGTATCAGCAGCAGACCGACGACCTGTATCAGCAACAGGTGCAGAACCTGTATG